TGCCAAGCCCCTGTAGAGCAGGCCGGTGCCGGCCAGCCACGGCGAGACGGCGTCGAGGTCGGTGGACCCCGAGCGCGACTCGTCGTAGGTGACGCTGGTCGAGCCGACGGTCTCGGACTTGACGCCCTGGCCGTCGACGCCGCCGACGCGGTCGACCATGGCGCACAGGGCGCCCATCCACGCCTGCGCGTGCTCGACGGGGACGTCGGCCCCCGTGAGCTCCGTCAGGCGGGCGCGCGCCCTTGGCAGGGCCGCCGTGAAGGCGTCCTCGCCCAGTGAGCCGCGGTAGAGGTCGCCTGCGTAGTCGGCGAAGGTCAGCTCGGGCGCCATGCTACGCGGCGGCCTTCGGGTGCAGGACGCCGGCGGCCTTGGTCGCCTTCACGGCGAGGCCGCAGACGCCGGTCTTGACCGCGCCGGGGGCGGACCAGTCCGGCAGGGTCACGGACACGGCGTTGCCGCCGGCGAGGGTGACGCCGTGGACGCCGTCCATGCCCAGGCAGCAGGCATAGACGTCACCGGTGGAGAGGGTGCCGTCGCGCATCTCCTGGATGGCGATGCCGCCGTAGGAGGGGACCACGCGGCCGGCGGTCTCCATGGTCTGGGTGCCGAGGCCGACCACGCGCAGGCAGGCGTTGAGCTTGACGCGCTGGGCGGGGCTCATGAGCAGCACGTCGGGGGTGCGCATGAGACCGGAGAGCATGGTGTCCAGCTCCTCCATGTAGGCGAGCGCGGCCGCCTGGGTGACGGTGGTCAGGTCGGTCTTGGAGGTGGCCTCGGTGGAGGTGCCCTTCAGCGCCTTGGCGAGGCCGTCGAAGCCGTTGGCCTCCTTGGCGGTGTCGCCGGAGATGAAGGTGGAGTTGAACTTGCGGATGATCGCGTTCTTGGACTCCTCCAGGTACAGCTCGTAGAGGTCGCCGGCGGCGTCCTTGGCAACGCGGTCCATGGTCCACTTGTCGGACAGGATGCCGACCGCGGTGGTCTTCTTCTCGACCACGGGCGCGGTCTCGGCTGGCTCGGCGCCGAGGGCGCGGAACGCGGCTGCGGCCGGGGTCTTCACGCGCTTGTAGCTGTAGATGAGGTCGGACGTGCCGTTCGCGGTCATGCAGTCGTCGAAGGTCAGCGCGGAGAGCAGGTAGCTGTCCGTGATCGTCTCGTTGACGAAGCCCTGCACCATCTTGTCGGTGGAGTTGGCAGCGAGGTCGGCGAGGGTGATAGCCATGTTGGCTCCTTTCTGGGGTTAGCGGTTCGTCTGCCGCAGGGCCTCCTTGATGGACTTCGGGGCGGCGTCGGCGGTGCCCGCCTGCCTGCCGCCCGTGCCCATCTGGCCCTGCGCCTTGAAGAGGAAGGGCTTCACCTCCACGAGCTTCTCAACGTCCCCGTCGAAGGCGGCGAGCGCTGTGCGGCCGAGCTCGCAGTCGACGCAGCCTGCCTTGGTGAGCGCGGCGTCGGCCTTGGCCTTGGCCGCCTCCTCCTTTGACTCGGCGAAGGACTTCTCCAGCTCGGCGAGTCGCGACTCGTAGCCGGCGCCCTCGTCGGCCCTGGCCTTCAGCTGCGCCTCCAGCTCAGCGATGCGCTTGTCGCGGTTCGCGACGTCGCGCTCCAGCTTGTGGACGTTGGGGGTGTTCTTGCCCTCGGCCGGCTTGGGGTCTTGGGGCTCTGTGCCCTCTCCCTCTCCGGCGTTCTGGGGCTTGGCGTCTGCCGTGGTGTCTTGGGGCTCTGCGCCCTCGGCCGCGGCGGCGTCTGTTTCGTTGCCCATATAGGCTCCCTCCCTGGGACGCGAGGGGCCTCTCCCCTCTTCGGGGAAGATGGTCGCGCTGCGCTAACGGGGGCGCAGGCATGAAAAAGCCCCGCTCAGGGCGGGGCATTGTTAAAGCAGGCGTTGCTTACGCAGCCTCTGGATGCTCACGCTCGTAAGCCTCTACGGATGGCCAAAACGACCCATAAATCGGGAACAGCGACTCGATCTCATCGGACTGTCGACGCCATTCGGCAAGCTCCTCAGCGGACAGGGAGTTGAGGACCTGCTGATAGAACTGCTGACAATCATCTTCTGCAGGATTAAGGGCGCCAACTGTCTCAGCGACCCGTCGCACGATGCACAATTCTTGCCCCCAAAAGTTGCTCGATTGCCTCAAACGCCTTAGCCTCATCATCCGAACGCCGTGAATAGACGAACGACAGCGTATCTTGGTCGAGATTATACCTTGGCGCCGGCTCCCCAACTATCTCGTAGACATAAATCGAGCCGTCATGAGCGACGATCACGCCGAACTTGCACCCAGTGACCTTGATAGAAAGAAGGTCAGCGGCGGACGGGATGGAGGAGCCCGGATGGTTGTGCATGGTTGCCACCTCGTGTCCCTTTGATATTGCCGCCGCGATTCGCTTGCTCATCCTGGCGGACGGCTTCACGCCGAACTCTTCTTTCGAGGAGACGACACTGTCGAGTCTACGCCCGGTCGTCAGGTCGTAGGCATAGAGGTCCTCGCCGGTAGTCCCTCGGCGGTGCGCGAGCATGCGACGAGCATCATCGACTGCAACATCACCGCATTTGCCGAACACCGACCGCAATCTTCTTGCGTATGCTTTTGAGCCTACAACGGTGGTGTTGACCTTGTATTTCCTTGCGTTATGTCTCCCTAGATTCTCGGAGACAGACAGCCTGAGCGCCCTCGGCTGCGCGCCCGGCACTCCGTAGGCCAGCTCCCTCCCGTAGTCGCGCCGCAGGTGATGCTCGCGGCAATGAGCCCTGAGCTTCGACTGCAGCTCGCCGAGCCGCACCCGGCCAGCGGTCATGTCGGCGCCCGCCGCCTCGCCGACCGAGACCTCGCGCTTGGTCGCGCGTATGGCGGCCTCCATGCGGCGCTGCGCCTGCGTCGCCGCGTAGTACTCGCCGCCGGTCATGCCGGTGAGCCGCTCCTGCTCGGAGTAGTCGGTGTCCGGCAGCTTCGAGGCGCCCTCGACGTATGGGACCATGCGGTGGCGGCAGTTCACGCCGCACAGGCCGGCGGCGGTGCCGTAGCCCGTAGCCTCGACCAGCGGCGGGTACTTGGCCGACCTGCCGGAGCGTGAGAACACCTTGCCCTGCCAGACGGCGTGCGTCGGGCGGGCGCCGTAGTGCGCCGTCGTGTAGACGAGGTCGCACCCCCACTCGTCCATGCGGCGCCAGAGCACGTCGTTGCGCGCCTGGTTGGCCTGCGTCACGAGGTGGCGGCGCAGCGCGGCGTCGACGGAGGTCGACACGCCGCTCTTGTAGTCGATTGTCGTTATACCGAGCTTTGCGAGCCTGGACACCGCGTCCCCTATGGCGCGCCTGGGCGAGTCGCCGCCCTCGACGCGCAGGACCGCCTCGGCCGTCGCCGCGTACCACTCGCGCTCTGCAGACGCCGCGAGGGCGATGTTCTCCCGGCGCATGATCTCGGCCATGCCGCGGGCCGCGCTGGCCGCGACGTTCGCCGCGTAGCCGGTCTCGTAGCTCCTGCCGCCGAGCAGGCGCGTGAGGGTCGAGACGATCTCGTCGTCCTCGTCGGCCATGGCCTCGCGCCACGCGGACTCGACGCCGGAGGTCACGCGGCCCTCCCACTCGGCCCACAGCCTCATGGCCCCAAGCGGGGACACCCGGCTGAGCAGGCGGAACTCGTCCGGGTTCTCGCAGGCCTTGGCCAGGGACTCGGCGGCGAGCCGGGTCAGCGCGGACACCCACGACTCCTGCGCGCCGTTGACGATGTCGGCGGCGAGCCGGTCGTACAGGTCTGCCATGGCCTACAGCCCGAGGTCGCCGTAGAGCGCGGCAGCGGACGGCTCGCCCTTGGCCTCGCCGGTGAACTCGCGGGCCTCGTCCTCGCTCATGCCGTAGTACTTGGCCACGTAGCGCCACTTCGGGCACAGCCCGCGCGCGACGTCGTCCTTCATGGTCTCGCGCTCCGCGTCGGCGTCCTCCACGACCGAATCGTCCCACGTCACGTCGACGGAGACGCCCGTGGGCGCGGAGCCGGTGCGCACGCCGCACTCGGCGGCGTAGGCCCCGGCGAACAGGCGGCGCAGGGCCTCGCCGACCTTGCCCTCGTGCTTGCGCAGGTTGCGGTAGAGCACGGAGTTGTCGGAGACCACCTCGCGCGCGGTCTTCAGGCCGCCCTGCCGGGTGAAGCTGAAGTAGTTCGGGCCGAAGCCGCACTTGACCGACAGCATCGACAGCGCGGCGTTCATGGCCGTCTCAGACTCGTCGGCGCGGGTGCCGGGGTCGTAGACGGTGAGCGGGCTGGACTGGCCGACCTTGCCGGGCAGCGCCTTGAACAGCTTCTGGTCGATGGTGGAGCCGAGGTCGGCGGCGCCGGTCTTCGGGTCTACCTTGATGCCGGACTCCTCGCAGATCACGCGCGGCAGCCCGAGCCTCGTGCGCCAGTACATCGCGTCGAACGTGGCGTCGACGAGCTTGATGGTGTCGACGGCGTCGTCGAACACGGAGACGCCCAGCGGCGTGAACTCCTCGTAGGTGTTGGAGAGGGCGGGCCGCACGATGGCGTAGGTGGGCAGCGTAGAGCGCGTGTCGAGGTCGGCCACGACAAGGCCGCTGTCGACGGGCCTGCCCTGCAGCGCCGGGTCGAACAGCCATGTGCGGATGTGGTAGGTGCCGCCGGTCTCGGCGACCGGCTCGT